CAAAAAGAATGGTCTAAGACCAAGTAGGGACCGATATAAAACCACGGTCAAAGGTTTCTTTGTTCAGCTTTAAGAAAATGAAATCCTAAGTTATCAAAACAAGCGAGTAGACATTACAACAGAGTGCAACGCCTACCAAACTAGATGACTAACACCACAGGTGGTACTGCCACAAGGGTGTACTTCGAAAAAATCTTCAAAAATTTGAAACAAAGACCAAAATAAAGATAAAATACATTAGTGGAAAATTTCTGGCACGTTCACGAAGCCAATCAGTGAGAAATCTTTCCCACAAGCAACGGAATCAAAAATCTCACCATAAGGAACCGCAGACGTGGCTGAAAGACCATGATACTTCACTGATATGGACAAACTATCATAAGTGCCATCCATCAAAGGTGCGCAACCAAAAAGAGGATTCCCAGGCATCATACGCAAGTTCTTGAGCAAGGGAAATCTTCCTCGAACTACTGCCGATGTGCCAGAGTTATGCACGGCACCTGCTGACATGCACCCAGGTGCATACGTTGCCTGTATAAAACGCTTGTAACTCTGCACATTATTTGCTGGCATGCCAAGCAACCCAACTGAAAGCAATTTCTCAACAGGGGCAGCAGCAATCCTGCTCATAAAAACTGAAAAAGGCAACAAAGATGTCTGACTAATCAATGAAACAGAAGCTGAAGCCTTGACAGATCCTCTATGACCAAGGAAACACGCTGCCAAATAAGAGGTAGGATTTGTGAACGAAGTATTTGTCAAAGGCTCCAACAATGGTGATGTATCTCCAATCACGTTGTAGTCCCACTTATATCGTCCATACGGCATGGGAAACCTGGGTATCGTAACCACCAAACCATAGCTCCCATATGAATTGGCCGGCATCGTTCCCATTCGTGTTGTTGGGAAATCATGATATCTATGTATGTAAGAGCGGCCAATGACCATTGCAAGATCTTTCACACGTTCACCACAATACACGTCCTTCAACTTCTTGTCATTTCGTTTGACATGCTTAGTAAGATCAAGTATTTCACTTTGAGTAACAAAATCTTCGACAACCAAATGCGAATACTTCCCTCTCTTTTTAAATGAGGGAATTGTGTCACTCTGAGACGAAAACTGAACAAGATTTGAAAAAGAAACAACGGCCAAATTTCCATCGTCACCATCCATGTCAGCAAATTCCATGTTTTCAAAACAAACTGAAGCCACAACACTAACAGGTTGAGTAGGTCCAGGTGATTGTAGCACATTTTCCACAAAAACTGAGACAAAACCACCACAATAATTGTTGCCATACTCGTTTGTGAAATTGTTTGTCAATGGATGACTTGCCACACCAGAATCATAAGTCGTCCAAGCATATGGTTGTGCAGTGACCTCAGCTGAAGTGCTAATACTAATTGCAGTTTGTGGGGTGGACAAAAAACCTTGGGCACCAGAATATGGCACCTTAAATACAATCTCAGTAGTATCTGCGATGTCAAAGATTTGTGAATACTGATATCCAGGCCGCATCAGCAATGAATCATCAAACATTGGATCATATACAATCTTTAACCTACCGGAATGGAATGGTGTACACACAACTTTCAGACGCAAAACCATGTCACCTCTCCAAAAATTAAATAATTGTGACAGGTACGTTGCCGGGGTCATCATGACTCGCGCACAATCCCTCGCATACGTCAAAGTCATTGGAGACAATCCGGTAGCAGTGGTATTACTCATCCACTCTGAATAATAATACTCAGGGACCACTGCGAAATCAAAAAGTTTCCTACCATAAGGATCAGTGGTCCGCCATGTACCAACATCAACTATCGATTGCCTGGCACAAAATTTTGATATTGAGGTATCCGAATCAACTCCACACAATGTAGTGTCTGTAGTTACTTCATTCTGAGAATCAAGCGCAATGACAGGCATAAATCTCTGCTGTCCTGCAGATGGAATCATAAAATCTGTGTCTAAGGTTATACCACCAACATTCAAAGTATCAGATTGCGTTTGATATCCAGTAGGACCAAATAATTCAACATTTTCAGCCCAAGCATACACCTGGATGGAAACGGGGGCCGCATTGGCAGTACCAGTGGTGCGCAATGGCGCAATTTCCTCAACTACAATGGTCCCCAAATTATATAAGCTCGCACAAACGAGATTGCCACTACCATCATCGAGATAAGGAGCTAGTGGTAGACTATCACGATAATAAATGAACGGAAGAACCATTTCACATCCTCTATTATGTTGCGGCTCAATCATGCAATGGTATCTTTGCGAACGAGCCATACGCGAAAATTTGGAAGAAGATGTGCGAACACCGCCCCCACCACCAGCAGGATTTGGGAAACTGTATGGGGCATATTCGATGACATCCGCATATGTGCTCGAAATTGCTGTGTCTTCTGAAATGTGACCCCCCGAAAAATTTCTAACGTCTTGCCCCTCTTGAGTTGTGAAAGGTAAAGTGTCCATAGCACTCAACGGCTTGTACGAAGCCATCAAACAGCCATAACGAAAAGGAGTACCATTGACTATAAATTTAACATGTAAATCGCACCGCAATCTACTGAATCCTTTAATCTTGGGTTGTATAGTGCTGTGATTGAAATATGCTGCCCATGGGTGCAATGCCCATGCTGTAAAGGTTGTGCTTTCTGACATCGTAAAAGAATCTATGATGACAGGTCTTGAAAACCAATCCTTTAAGTGGCCATCAACATATTCATCTCTCGTAACTTCATCAAAAACGTCTCCTTCTAAATGCTCTTCTTGAGCTGTTGTATCTGTAAAATTTAAAATTTCAGCGGAAAGGATGTTTTCCACATGAGCATATTTCCGTAGCTCAGTGTAAGATCTAGTATGTCCACGCAAAGCGACGTCCTGAAAAGGACTTTGGAGGTTTGCTCCTTGCGTCTGAGTCACGTACCCCTCACATATGTCTGTAACCTGATCACTAATTGACAATATGCTGGTAACTGCACGTGACGCCCCGAATGCTTTGAGCTTCTCAGCTCTGGCTTTATGGGTTAAGCCAAAAGTTCGAAGTGAATAATCACCTCTCAATCTTATCTCCAATATCTCATCCCAACTGCGTAGGCCCCCTTTGGAAGAGACCCATTCAGTTAAATTATATTCCTCCATACAGTCCTTAACCAAAACCATGTGACGATCAAATTGCTCCTTCCCATGTTGAAACATTTCAAGAACAGAACCAACTAGTACGCTGCTCATCACATCTTCACTTTCACACTTCCCTGTTCTCACCCCCATTTGCAAACTCTTTGCAATCGAAGCAAATTCCAAGGGACAGTAGTAAAAACCGTAATCTGATTTTACCCACTTCCTCTTAAGAAATGACATCTCTGAAGTTGTCACAAAATCAACTTCTGTCCCATCTTTGCGAGAGTCAGTGTAAATAACACCAAACTCAGCCAATGACTCACGAACTGTTTGTTGGTTGAATTTTCCTTGAAACTCAGGGGAAACAGAAACCATGTTATCGTCTCCATATGTCATCATTCTCACATTTGTCTCAAAGTGATTCAAATCACCGAAGATCTTATACCACGCAATGCGAATATACAAGGAGTTAACAATGCCATTTATCACAACCGTCAAAGGATGACCTGATGGGTTGGTGCCGAACAAAGTCAGAAAATCACCGAAAAAATTCACGTCAGGGAAAATACAACAATCAGCTAAACCCCGCATACGCTCAAGCTCTTGTTCCCCATAACCAGCTCTCTTGGCAATTTCGATAAGTAATCCCCAAGCAGCGCTTGTTAATTGTGACGACATACGTTGATCATAGTTCTTATAATCTCCACAAAAAACCTTCCAGTCACTATTAGGAAACATGTACTCATACAAAGCATCCCAATCCGCACTGAAACAATTAAGGCCAATTGCCATTTCAGATATGAGGTTTTGTGATTGCACAACAGCCAAAACAGCCAAAAAATATTTCCTTATCAAGTACAAACCCTCCAAAGGACAAGCCATGAATACTCTAATTTTGCTATTAAGTAACTTCTCTTGGCTAATTGGTTCATCCTTGAGAGTTGCATTGAAAATCATTGTGGGTCGCTCACGTTTATCAAGCGACTTCAACATCTCCTCTATCCGTAATTCGACTTCCTCGGTCAAGATACACCTGTCTTGGCCATCAATACACCCTGTTGGGAGAAGCAAATTCTTCGCTTTCCCCCATGGGAATCCAGCACCAGCCGTCCAATTAATATTATTGACAAATTGATCTCCAACACAACCATACATGGTGTCATGATGATTCAAGACCTGAACTCTATCCAGATCCAATTGAGAAAGTTTTTCGCCAAAATGAAGAGTAGCTAGTTTCAATTCATTGCTAAAAACGTCCTTTTGCG